ACTCTCACACCCGAATTGGATAAAGCTTCAGACAGCCTTCGGTCCGCAGGGCGGATATAAGGCTGATAGCCAAACCTGGAGTGCTGATATGATTTACCTTGGCACTGGTAGGGACTCTGGCGAGAAAGACCCTACAGTACAAGCCCTTGGCTTTGGTAGTCAAATCTACGGCGCACGAGCCGATTTGATTATCCTCGACGATGTTGTGATGAACTCAAATTCCCACGAGTGGGAGAAGCAAATTGAATGGCTTCAGAAAGAAGTTATCACACGCTTAGGACGGCACGGGAAACTACTTATCGTAGGGACCCGTGTTGCTCCAGTAGATTTATATAAAATGATTCGGGACGGTCAACAGTGGACAGGTGGTAAATCTCCATTTACCTACTTTGCCCAGCCAGCCGTACTGGAGTTTGATGAGAAACCACAGAATTGGAAAACTCTTTGGCCATGGACGGATAGGGCTGAAAGCGATGAAGACTCTATTAACGCCGAAGGACTTTACCCTAAGTGGGACGGTCCTTCACTTTTTACTAGGCGTAGTGAAGTGGCACCTTCCATATGGGCGATGGTCTACCAGCAAGAGGATGTCACCGAAGATTCAATCTTCTCCCCCGCAGCAATTGCAGGATGCGTTAATGGTATGCGAAAGCGTGGCCCTCTTAAACCAGGAGTCCCAGGACACCCCAGTAACTTAGAGTCTGCCTATACAGTTATAGGATTAGACCCAGCCATGACTGGCAATACTGCTGCAGTAGCCATTACTTATAATCGCAGTGATAGTATGATTTATGTTTTAGATGCTGTCAATATGACAGAGCCCAGCCCAGCAAAGATTCGTGCCCTTATAGAAGATTGGGTACAAAGATACAAACCGCAGGAACTAAGAATTGAAATCAATGCCCACCAGAAAGCCTACGCCCTTGATGATGAACTGCGTAACTGGCTCTCGATGTATGGCTGTCAACTCAACTCTCACTTTACTGGTAAGAATAAATGGGATACTTCTTTCGGTGTGGCTTCTATGGCAAGCCTTTTTGGTAGCCTTAGAGACGGAAGATTTCAAGACAACAACTCAATAGAACTACCAAGCAATGAAGGTAGCGAAGGGCTTAAGGCTCTTGTGCAACAATTGATTACTTGGAAACCTGAGACTAGAAACCCAACAGACTGTGTTATGGCTCTCTGGTTTGCTGTCATCCGCGTCCGCGAATTGATGCAGCAACACTCACAGTCAGCTAAATGGATGCAAAACCGATGGGCTACTCGTGCTCAGACGGAAAGAAGATTCTCAATTAACCTAGATGAAGCCGTTGCAGAGCAATGGCAACAGACATACGGATAGGAACTAACATGTCAGAACCTAGAACTAGTGGTGGCTTGGGCTCTGATGGCGCTGCTAATGTCAACCCTGTTAACCGCATGACTCCTGAAGCACAACGCATAGTAGATGACTTACGTAGAAGCATGGGTTGGACTAAAGGCAAAGGGATTGCTGAAGATAAAACAAAAGAAATAAAAAGAATTAAGACTGCGCCATTCCCACTTAAAGGTGGCGGAATTAGCGGACCATACGGAATAAAGAATCGATAGGATATAATGGCACTTACAATTGAACAGATTGCTGCGCGAGTTGACTCGCTACGCTATCGTAACTCAGATAGGGATGCTCGTAATCAAGACGTCCTTTCTGTCCGTAAAGGTCAGATTGCTAGCGTGTATCCTGACTTCTTTCCAAATGGAGTAGATGCAAATGTCGTTGCAAATTTTATTGATATTGTTGCGAGAGACTTATCTGAAGTTATGGCGCCTTTGCCTGCAATCAACTGTTCCGCGGCGAATCAGACTTCTGACAGGGCTCGCAGTTTTGCTGACAAGCGTACTCGCATTGCAAGCAATTACTTTGCTCATTCGGACATGTCTGTACAGATGTACTCGGGAGCGGACTGGTATCTAACCTACGGCTTCCTGCCATTTGTTATTGAGTTAGATGAAGAAGCTAAGCTTCCTCGTATTCGTTTAGAGAATCCAATTGGCTCCTATCCAGAATTTGATAGATATGGAAGATGCGTAGCATTTGCTAAGCGTTACTCATTAACCCTTGGCGAGCTTGTCGCCCAATTCCCAGAGTATGAGCGTGCGCTCCTTGGTGGACTTGGATACAAGCAAGACTTAAACTCTCTTATCGAGATGGTTCGTTACTATGATAAAGACCAATCAGTAATCTATCTACCAGATAAAAATAATCTTCTATTATCTCAAGCTAAGAATCCTCTTGGTAAGATGATGATTGTAGTAGCCCGCAAACCATCTATTGATGGTGAGATGCGTGGACAGTTTGATGACATATTAGGTATTCAGTTGCTACGCAACCGCTTTGCACTCCTTGCCATGGAGGCAGCAGAGAAATCCGTACAGGCTCCTATTGTACTTCCACAAGATGTACAAGAGCTACAGCTTGGTGGTGATGCGGTTATCCGCACATCCAACCCAGCAGGTGTACGTCGTGTAGAACTTACCCTGCCACAAGGCGCATTCACAGAGCAGACTCTGCTTAATCAAGAAATGCGTGTAGGCGCTCGTTATCCTGAGGGACGCACAGGTAACATTAATGCATCGATTGTCACGGGTCAGGGCGTCCAGGCTCTCATGGGTGCCTTCGATACCCAGGTCAAATCTGCACAAGCAATCTTTGCTAGCGCCCTCCGTGACGTCATTCAGCTTTGCTTCCAGGTAGATGAGACTATCTTCCCAGAAGAAAAGACAATTCGTGGCGTAGATGCTGGTGCTCCTTACGAGATTACATATTCTCCTAAGAAGGACATTAAGAACGACTACTCAGCAGATGTACGTTATGGTATGCTTGCTGGTTTGAATCCAGCTCAAGGTTTGATATTCATGCTACAAGCACTTGGTGGTAAATTAATCTCCAAGGATATGGCAATGCGTGAACTACCATTCACTGTTAACGTAAGTCAAGAAGTTGAGAAAATTGAAATTGAAGATATGCGTGCAGCTCTTCTTGGTTCACTACAAGCATACACCCAAGCAATCCCACAGATTGCCGCAGGCGGCGGCGATGCAAGTCAGATAGTTTCTAAGATTGCACAGGTTATTAGAGCTCGCCAAAAAGGACAAGCGATAGAGGATGCGATTGAAGAAATCTTCGCACCTGTCGAACAGGTTCCTCCTGCTGGTGCCCCGATGGTTGAGCAACCGTCCCCTGCTCCCGCTGGCGCCCCAGTAGGAGGCGCTATTCCTATAGAGCCAGAAGCAGGCGGACCTCCAGATATTATGAGTCTTCTTTCAGGATTAACATCAGGTGGAGAAGCTAACGCAAGCGTAAGAACTATTCGCCGAAGATAATCTAGGAGGGGACAATGACAACGATTATTGGAGTTGAATATAAAGATAAGTCTGTCATTGTTGCTGACAGTCGCATTACAGATGATAGTGGGAAATCTTACTCACATCCATTTATGCGTAAGATTACATTACGTGGTGCGTTACTAATAGCAGGAGCAGGAGAAGTATCACCCTGCGACATTGCCCAGAACATTTGGATTCCACCAGTATTCTCAGCGAAAGACAAGAAAGATGTTTATCGCTACATGATAGTCAAGGCTATGCCTTCTCTTCGTAAGTGTCTTACGGATAATGGTTATAACTTTGATGAGCCTCACGATAAAAATAAAGATGGATTAAGATTCCAATTTCTCATCGCAGTAGGTGGTGAGCTATTTGATGTTGACCAAGATTTGGCGGTAATGAAAAGTGAAGAAGGATTCTACGCAATCGGAAGCGGTGGCTCTTACGCTCTTGGAGCGCTTTACGCGGGTAGTGATGTCATCACTGCAATGGAAGTGGCTGCACGAATTAGTGTATACACAGCACCACCGTACCAAGTAGAAGAGCAACTCAAATGAGTAAGTTTACCCAAGCCGTTGATAAGGCTATGAGAGTACTTGCTGAAGAGTTAGAAGATTCAGAAAGTCAGATATGTACTGGTTGGGTATTAGTAAGTGAGTGGAGTGACTATGAAGGCACACGCTATCTTATGACAGATGTAAGTGAAAACATGAATCCTTGGTTAGCCAAGGGTATGCTGTTATCAGCAGAAGAATATTCTTATAGTCCTGAGGAGGATACAAATGGCCGTTGAAAATCGTGGCGGTAGACGCCCTACAGCGCCTCAGTATAATCCAAATATAATTTCGCCTATGGGTGGTAGTGGACAAAGTGGCAAGAAAGCTCAAAAGGCTATGCAATTGCGTCCATCAGGTGGTGGAGCTTCTGGTGCTACCAAGGCTCTAACAGACCAAATCAGCCAAGGTGGCTTCGTGAAAGGCACAGCGCCAGCTGTAGCTAACGTAAGCGCTCCTCAAAATAGAGCGGTAACTCTTGGCCGAGGCACACCAACAATTCCAATTACTGCTGAAACAATGAATCGTGAAGAATCTATTATGTCTGGAACTTCATTACCTGGCGGTCCTGGTCCTGAAGCATTGATGCTTCCACCTCAGCCAGAGGGTGATGTAAAATTTAATTCATCTATTCAATCATACGCACAACCTTTAGAATATATTGCGAGCCTACCTAACACATCACAGGAGACGCGTGAGGTAATTGCTCTACTCTTGCGCAATACTGCCGAATGAGTGTATGGGATAACCTTGGTCGTTTCAATAAAGGCATGCAAGACTGGTGGAAAGATGTCGGCCTTATGGCTGCAGCTGGTCCTAAATTTGCTTGGGATATTGTTACGGCGCCATGGAATGATAGAGAAGAATTCAATGGCTTTAGTAATACAATACGCCAGGCTGGTATAGATTATGGTAAGAATCTAGGACGCCCAGTTGGTGGACTTGTTGCTGGTCTTTATCAAACTAATAAAAATATTATTTGGGAACCATTAACTGCACTTAAGCTTGCAACCGAGGCAATTTCCACTGAATCTCAGAGCAAAGAAGAAATTAGCGCAGGCTGGAAAAAAGCTTGGGAGTCTAGACAAGAAGTTTCTACTGGTCAGGCATACGCTGACTTCTTACCATGGAGTTATGGCTGGAAACAGTTTGCTAAATTAACTGGCACTGAAGAAAACCTTCCATTAGTGCTACAAGAAAACTTTGATATTTTTGATGAAGGACAACGCCAGAAAGCATTTAAAGAATCGCTTTATGGTGGAGTAATGTCTGGAACTCTTGACTTTTGGAAGCAGATTATTTTAGATGTAGGTCTTGTTGGTGGTAAAGGTATACAAAAAATACGTAAACCTGATGACCCAATTGAAGCAATTAGGGGAATCGATGAAGCCCTTGCTGGTAAAACCAATAAATACTCTAGTATGGGTGAAGACTTTGCAGCTAACACAGATTTGTGGGCGCTGAAACATCCTTGGGTGCAAGCTGGTAATAACCCTGGAACATCTTCATACCTATTAGGTATGGCTGATACAAAAGAAGAAGCCCTTTATACGATGAAATCCCTTCTTGGTGATTCAAGTGCTATAGATAAACTAGATGCCTTAAAGCGTCCTGACATTGCTGAGCCTATTAAAATTGCAAATGGAGAACTTACACGTAGCGAGCTAAAGAATCTACTACGCACCGAAAAAGTTTTAGGTAGAACACAAACCGAAGAAATGCTACCTTTGTCTTACTTAAGAACTGCAGAGGAAATTCAAGCAGACACAGAGTTTTTGCGTATCTATGCTAAGCACGATAAATATATAGCAGCCTTAATGGGTGTATCTGAAATCGCACCTATGACTGAGGGTATAGCAACTAGAGCATCTCAAGTAGTCAGTCGTGAGATTGCCACTGCACGCTCAGCTGGTTTGATTGATGAAGGCATTATACAGCCTACAGTAGAAATCTATCAACCTACCCCGTTCCATCGTTTGTATTATAAAATTTCCAGTCCAGGCAAAGAAGTACCTGCGGGTATCACTAATCTAAATGAGGGTGATTCCATCAAGGAAGTAACAGCTACTCTAAATCAATTAGTCAAAAAAGATTTATTTAGCCAGGAGCTAGCCGCATCTTACTTATCTCGTTATGCTGAGGCAATATCCCCAGAATCAAAACTTGAAGTATTAGTATCTTTAGAAGAAGCAGGATTTGCTGCTATCGGTACTAGATATCAGTTGAGTACTGACCAAGTAAAGAGTGTTTTTGACCAGCATACATCTTTAAAAAATGGTTTCTTAAAAGAAATGAAAGAAGTTGGTTATGTGTATGATAGCATTACTGACACTAATATAAGGTTAGCTTTCTTTGAATCTCAGACAGCTAACCTATATCCTATAGCTGATTTTAATGCAATCGAAAAAGTGCTAAAGTCTAATGCAGGTCCTTTTAAAACTGCGTATGAAATATATGGCGGTAGCATTGAATCATTAGAATTTCTTAACGACCTATGGAAAGCCTCTGTGCTTCTACGTGGTGGTTATCCTATACGTAACGCAATAGATTCACAACTACGTATTATGTCAGTGTTCGGCGCCATGACAACTATGCGTCATATGGGCCAGGGAATGCAGAACCTTGTAGAGAATACATACAACCAAGGCTCCCGTTTAATTGATAATATCGGTAATTATCGTGATGGTCTAAAGCCTTCATCATATGGCGAGATTAAAACCAGCATGCAAAAAGCTGGAAGTGAGCTATCTGAACATGAAGCAAAGATTAAAAATATCTCAAAGGAACTAGAGAAGTTTCCTGATGACCCAGATTTAGTTGCTCAACTTATAGCTGAGAAGGTTAAATACGATTCTAAGCTTGCTGTATATCAAACCAATAGCGATGCGCTGACAGCTTTAGAAAAAACAAAACTAAAGACACAAAAGAAAATTCTAGGACAAGAAGATTTTAAACTTTCATCTATGTATGAAAGTCCAGATGGTTCACAGTTCAGTCTACATGGGGGATTTGGTGGACCACTAGGCGACATGTTTCGTAGTCTTAACTCATCTGAGCGTGTCTTTGCTCGAGTGTTAGATGACTATCGTAATATCTATGGAGCTAAATTTGCTAAGACTGGCTCACGTGGCAAGATTACCCCTGATATGGATAACTACTATCAAGAATGGGCAGATGCTATCAACAAGCCATTCGCAAATTCCGCGGTGGTTAAAGAGTTATTGAAGCCAGATGCAGACATTATTTCTGTAGCTAACTGGCTAGAGACTAGCGCTGAGGGAAGAAAACTTCGTGCCCGTTTAGGTTTATCTAGAGAAGAATCTTTAGAATACGTAGGAACAGTTAAAGGTTTTATGGATAACTACATGCCGTCAGGCAGTGGTATATCAGAAGAGTTAGCGAAAAATGGTTTAGTAACACAACAATTCTTACGCGATGCTATTAAGAATCCAGACAAACTTCCTACCGTGCATGGTTTTCTACTTGAAGAAAATATAAATCGTCAAGGCGTTGGTATGATTAAACGTTTTATTAATAAATCATTTAAGATTATTGGCTCTATGCCTGAAGATGCCTGGGCTCGTAATCCATTGTTTGATGAAATATATCAACGTTCCGCACAAACACGATTTACCACCTATGAGTTTCTTAACAAGAAGCGTTTTACTGCTGATGAGTTTAACGAGATTGCAAGTAATATAGAAGCAGGCGCAAGGGCTGACGCACTCAAGGGAGTAAAGGAAATCCTTTACAACGTTGAGCGCCGAACAAATCTAGCTCAAGCTTTGCGCTTTATTTCTCCATTCTTTTCAGCACAAGAGAATGCAATCAAAACCTGGCTTAAGATTACTAGAGATAAGCCTTATATATTTTCCCGAGCTGGAGCACTATACTTTGCACCAGAGCGCTCAGGGTTAATTGTTGATGAAAACGGCGACCCAGTCCCACCATATAGCACCCTAAAGGGTGATGAAACAATATGGTTACAGGTGCCAGAATCTTTGAAAAAACTACCACTTCTTGGCGAGGGCCTAAAAAGTTTAGACCAAGTAGGTATTAGTAAGCGTTCATTAGATGTAGTATTTATGGGTAACCCAATTGCTTTAAGCGTAGGTCCTTATTTTACTATCCCTGTTTCACAGATAATGAAGCTACAACCTGAGTTGCAAGCTGTAGTTAGCTGGGCATTTCCATATGGTCCACCAGATAATATATATACAGAGATACTTCCAACCTGGGCAAAGCGTCAAGTAGAGCGTGCTCAAGGTATGGATAACTCTACATATGCTAGAATGTTTACTTCTATTTGGCTAACTGAACAACAAAAAGCTAAAGAAAATGGGACTCCGTATAAAACGGATATAGAAATAAAGAAGATGACTGATGCCCTATATAATACCCGTTCATGGGCTAACTTTATTCTTCCGTTCGCACCTCAGTTCCAGAGTCCTTATCGTATGTACATTGAGAAGTATCGTCAGTATAATGAGAACTATGGTCTTCGGGCAAACGAAAAGTTCCTAGAAGATTACCCTGAATTCTTTAGTTTTGCTTTATCATTATCTGAGAACAAGTACGGCTCTGCTTCTACGATGACAGATGTTAAGAATGCTAAGAGATATGCAGACTTAATCTCAGAAGTAAAAGACTTAAATCCTTCATTGGTTGGTTTAATTACTCGCGGTTCTAAGAAACCAGATTTTTCTCCTATTGCATACTGGTGGCAAGAACAGACTTCTGTATCACCAGGCACAGCAGAGAAATTTCGTGGAGCACTTGACCCAAAGGAAGCTATTCAACGTAACCAAGCCCGTGAAGGTTGGGTTAGATTCCGTAAGATTCAGGGCTATGTTGATTCACAACTCCGTAGTCGTGGCTTAACAACCGTTGATGCTAATGGAGCCGAAGACTTAAAGATACTAAAGACTGCTACTATTACAGCTCTTGCAAGCAAGCTTGACCCAGTTACTGGTAAGCCTACAGGTGAGCCTAGCGCTTGGTATGTAGATTATCTAGATACAGATGGAACAAAGACTATTAGGTTTGTTCAAGGACTACAGAAGATTGTCAGCAATCCTACCTTCATGAAGGATAATGCTGAGAATAATACTTGGAAATCCGTAATTGGTTATCTTGAAATGCGTGGGTTTGTAGCTTCTAGGTTAGCGATGCGCTCTTCTAAAAGTATAGATGCCAAAGAAAACATTGACTTGAAGATACTTATGTCCGCCGTAGCCCTTCGTCTTAAAAATGAAGACATAGGATTCTCTGACTTATACGATAGATATTTAGAGCAAGACCCTATATACGATAGATACTTAGGAGTTGGCAAGTGATTGATGAAGCAGCAATACTAGCGTTTATGGCAGCCATGGGCGTAACAAGAGAGCAGGCTATTGCCATACTTACCACCGCGGGCGCAGGAGTAAGCAGCGGCAAAAGTGTATACTTAGGCGAGAAGGTAACTAAAAAAGGCAAGAAAGCCCCAGCAAGACCGACTGCCCCTGGAGTTTCTGATTTAAAAGGTATGGGTGGAGAAGCTAAAATTGTAGCAACTAATACAAAATCTGCAGAAGAAATGTATAGTGAGTTCTGGTCTAATCCTAGTGTTCAGAATCAGGTTATGAGTTATCTACAGCTTATTGGCCGTAGTAATTCTGGTAAGCCAGGTGCTTATGAAATATGGAAAGATATTGTAAACCAAGCAGCTGAAATATATAGAGGTGGAAAAGGTCCAAAGATTACCCCATTAGAACTTCTTAATATGTCAATGCAAGGCGCTTCAGCAACTGATATTAACATACAACGTCAGATTCGTGAAGTAGACAAAGGAACTCTTGCTGAAGTTGCTCAAGCATTTGCTATCAAAACCAGGGGCAAAAAGTTAAATGATGTAGAATTACAAGAAGCCCTAGACATGGCAGATAAGATTATCCAAAAGGGTGTAGTGACAAAGACTGAAAAAGTTCGTAATCCTAAGACTGGTAAGCTAGAGAATGTATCTAAGACTACTGGTGGATTCAGTCAAGAAAAGTTTGAGTCTAAGCTTACACAGAAGTTTGAAGAAGAAACTCCAGAATTATTAGCACGTCGTCAGGCATTTGAAGGCCTCGACATATTTCAGAAGATTATGTCAGGAGGTATCTAGTGGCAAAACCAGGCGAAGGCGGACCTCTTGTAGATGACGGTGGATATACTGGACCTACTACTGCTGACACATTTAAGGCAGCAGCTTTAGCAAACCCTGAGATTGCTGCCCAGATTGAAATGCTTCAAGCAATGGCAAGCCTAGGGGATACCATGCTTGAGTCAGCCTGGAAAAAATGGGAAGCAGGCGACATTGATGGTATGCGTGCTGACATATTAAAGAGTAATTTCTACCGCAATAATAGTGCCACAGCCCGTGCTAGACAGATGGCTGAGCGTTCCCAAGAAGGTGCATATCTAGATGCCCTGAATAAATATAAACTAGCAACACGTAAAAGTTTAGTTTCTGGCGGACTTAAGATGGATGCTAAGCTATTTGATGGCTTAGCTAAGACAGCCTATAACTCAGGCATGGATGAGAATCAACTTAGACAATTAATTGTTAATTCTAATCTAGTAACTGGCTATGGGGGAGAAGTCCTTGGAGATACTTCAGACTTAAAATCTTATGCTAACTCGTTTGGCGTAATGCAATATTTAGATAACAAATACTGGGCCCAAAAGTCACAAGATTTATTTTTAGGAAACACTACTACTGAGGATATTCAGGACGAGGTGCGTAATCTTGCAGCTAGTGCATTCCCTGGATATGCCGAACAACTAAGAGCTGGAATTTCAATTGACTCATTAGCCTCTGCTTACAAAGGAGCTATTGCTTCAGTTCTTGAAAGAGATGCAGACTCTATAACTTATGATGACCCTCGCCTGCGCTCTGCTTTACAGTATGTAGATGCTAATGGCAAACCATCCGTCAAGCCATTATGGCAGTTTGAGAAAGAACTACGTATGACTCCTGAGTGGGAAAAAACTAATAATGCGAGAACTACTATTGATAATCTTTCTTATAAAGTACTTACAGATATGGGGCTTGTATAGTGGCTGAGAAAAGAAATCCTACTAAGATAGCAGTAGAAGAATTTTTAGAAGAAAGAAATACAGCACCTTCTTTTGACCCTGCTCGTTTTCGTATGGGAGAAGAAAAAGATAGACCTACTCCTTCTCGTGATTATGATACTGAGTCAGCTGCCGCAGCAAAAGAAGCAGAAGCTGCACTTGCAGAAGCAGAACGCCTTGCCCGTGAAGCCCGTGAAGGTGAAGCTAGAGCAAAGATTTTAGCTGATTTAGATGCTTCTGAAGCAGCAAGAAAAGCAGCGGAAGCAGCAGCAGCTAAAGCAAAAGCTGATGCAGAAAAGGCAGCAGCAGAAGCGGCTGCTAAAGCCGCTGCAGAACAAGCTAGACTTCAAGCAGCATTAGATGCAGCGAATAAAGCAGCAGCAGCTGCAGCAAACAAATCTGCAGCAGAAAAGGCAGCAGCAGAACTAGCAGCAAGAAATGCTGCAGCAGCATTGGCTGCTGCTAACGCTGCTAATGCAGCAAGTGGCAATTTAAATGTGGCTGGTAATGTATTTATACCAGCAACCCCTGCTGCTGGTGGTATGGGTGCTTCCGATATCTTGGCTAAACAATATGCCGAGGCTCAAGCCCAGCGCGAAAAAGACCAGCAAATGCAACGTCAGTCTATCATGGATATTCTTACTGATAGATTTACAAAATATAATCTTACAGGGCTTTTGCCCACAATTAAACGTCTTGCTCAAGAAGGCGCAACTGAGTCAACAATTACCTTTGCCTTACAAGAAACAGAAGATTACAAACGTAGATTCAGGGCAAATGAAGAGCGTATAAAGAAAAACTTACAAGTCCTTACACCTGCTCAATATCTTAATTTAGAAGATAGTTATCGCCAGACATTACGTGCATATGGGTTAAAACAATTTGACACAGATGATTACGTGTCTCAGTTTATTAGCAATGATATGTCCCCTGCTGAGTTATCTCAGCGTGTTGTTACAGCTGTTCAACGAGTACAAAATGCTGACCCAGCCATTACCAAGACTCTTCGTGACTTCTATGGTATTGGACAAAATGATTTAGTTGCTTATGTTCTTGACCCAAATCAACAGTTGCAGAAGATTGAGCGTCAAGTAGCAGCGGCTGAGATTGGCTCAGCAGGCCGACTACAAGGTATTAATGTTGGAGTACCTGTCGCTGAGCAACTTGCAGCACAAGGCATTACTCAAGCAGAAGCGCAACGTGGTTATGCCACGATTGCTGATATCCTGCCTACGGCTGAAAAGCTTTCTGGTCTCTATGGCAAAAGTATGGAAACATACGGACTTGCAGAGGGAGAACAAGAAGTGTTTAACACGCTTGCCTCAGCACAACGTAAGCGTAAAAATTTAATTGGTAGAGAAATAGCTGAGTTTAGTGGACAGTCTGGCGTAGGCAGAGGTTCACTAGGAACAGCAACAGGCGGACAATACTAGAATCCTGAGCGGACCCATCGGCCCCGCCAGCGTATTAGACCGATAGCAAGAGCCAACCTATTTCCCCGAATAGACTTGAGGCTTGCGACTAACAACGAATAGAAGGGTGGTTGCTATGAGCAACAACTACTGGGATGATGAAGAAGACGATGACCAAGATACTCAAGAGTATACAGGCGACGGCAGTGACTTATTAAAAAAGTTACGCAAAGCCAAGCGTGCAGACGAAAAGAGAATCAAGGAACTCACTGAGCAACTTGAGGGTTTATCCAAGGTGCAGCGTGAGCGAATTGTCAAAGAAGTCCTAGCAAAAAAGGGTGTCAATGAGAAAGCCGCACGCCTTGTGATGAAAGACTTGGATGATGTTAACGAGGAGTCAGTTTCTAACTGGCTCGATGATAACGCAGACTTGTTTGGAATCAAGGTAGCGGAACAAGAAGCACCAGTAAGTCAGCAGGACCTTGCACGGCTTCGCCATCAAGATGTCCTGACACAAGGTGCTTTGACACCTGACAGAGGGCTAGATGTAGAGCAACGCATGAAACAAGCTACTTCAGCGGAAGAGCTACTATCTATACTTCAGTCACAACAATAATCCGTTCATAGTCAAGGAGACTAAAACTAATGTCACAATTTACATCAACCGCGAGTACATCTCTCGGTGGAACAGTTGGTGGCGCAGGTCTCGTACAGAAGGCGTATGACCGTCTTCTCGAGTTCGCTCTCCGTTCAGAACCACTACTTCGTTCTGTCGCAGATAAGCGTCCTGCCCGTCAAGCAATCCCAGGTTCAACTGTAGTGCTACAGCGCTATGTTGATTTGGATGCAAAAACTTCAACACTAACAGAGACAACTGACCCAGATGCAGTTGCTCTAACAACTCCAACATCAGTAACCATTACTCTTAACGAGTATGGTAATGCTGTTCTTGTTACCCGTGCTCTTGAGTTATTCTCACTAGCAGACGTAGACCCAGCAATTGCAAATATCATTGCATACAACCTTGCTGATTCTATTGACAAAGTTGTTTCAACAACTCTTGTCGGCGGAACTAACGTAATTTATGGTGGTAGCACTGCTACAAGCACCGCAACAATTACTGCAGCCGCAACAATTGATTCAGCAGACATCCGTAGGGCTGTCGCTAAACTCCGTGCTAATAAGGCCAAGGCTCGCCGCGGCTCTTACTACTGGTGCGGTATCCACCCAGAAGTTTCCCACGACCTGCGTGCAGAGTCTGGAAACCTAGGCTGGAACTTCGCTCACATCAACTCTGACCCAGCCGTTAATAACGTATGGGCTGGAGAAATTGGCGATTACGAAGGAGCATTCTTTGTTGAGTCTTCTCGTTTGCCAAGCGCTAAAGATGGCGCAGACCAGTCTGCTCTTGCTACAACCACAGTAACCGTTGCAGGTACAGCAACAGGCTTCACCTTCGGTGTTGCTTCTTCTGCTGTAATTGCAACCCGCGCTGAGGTTGGCGACAAGATTTCTGGAACTGGCATTGCTTCTACAGCAAAGATTTCTGCTATCAGCACTTCAGGTTCAACAACTACATTCACTGTAGATGTTGCTAACACTGCTGCTGTAACAGCAACTACTGTTGTAACTGTAACTCCAGTAACACGCGTATTTGATACTATCCTCTGCGGACAGCAAGCACTTGCTGAAGCTGTTGCAGAAGAGCCACACATTGTTATCGGAAACGTAACCGATAAGTTGATGCGCTTCCGCCCAATGGGTTGGTACGGCGTACTCGGCTTTGCACGTTATCGTGAAGAAGCACTGTTCCGTATTGAATCAGGCTCCTCAATCGCAGCTCTCTAGTTGATTGACTCTGAAGGGTAGGCCTAGAAACCTACCCCTTGGGGTGAGTTCATTAGGAGGACTTATGACTGAATACATTTTCACAACCCCTGTGGCCGAAGAGGGCCCAGCAGGTAAAGCCCGCCTATTCTACTTTTATAAACTTGACAGGGGCATTACAATAGTACTAAAGCCTACAGGTGGATACGCACAGGTTCGCTACCCAGTCGATGGTGACTTGAAAGCATTCCCTAAAGTATACGCAGGTGGCTATAACCACACAGTAGATGATGCTACTAAGGCAGCACTAATAGCTGGCGGTGTAGGTGTCACAGAGGATAACTTTACAGCGATATGAAACATTGGGAACATCACCCTGAGCCAGTTGAAGGATGCTTTGGCTGTAAGGGTTTGAGTATACAGATGAACACTGGTGATGCACATAGCCAAAGGTCTATGCCAACTAAAGCATTTAACAAAGAATTGGATGCTTACAAAGCGGCAAGAGCCCAAGGTATCCAGCCTGCTGGAACTTCTATAAAGAAGATTCAAGAGGCAGTTAAGGCTAGCGAGATACTGGGTAAACCTTATGACTCTAGCAAGATGGCACCAGCAAAACATATAAATAAAAAATCAGCAGCAGTACTTAATCAACTAGGAGCATAAAATAATGGCAACATATGCAGAAAAAGAATCCCAAAGCGCTTCAATGAGAGCACTTAAAGGTGGCGCAATGGGGTATGAAACAGCAGCGCGTAAATATGTAAATCAGGGACTTGGAAAACTTGGTCTTAAGCCAAGCGAAGAATCTGCGCTTCGTAAGAAGTTAATTCCAATTATTGCTCGTCAGATGGGTTCAGACCGCAGTCGTACTGCAACCCGTGCAAGAGGAATAGTAAACAGAGAAACAAAAGCAAGAATAAAAAAAGCCAGCCAATCTTTACTAGGAGAATAAAATGCCAATGCATTATGGAAATGAAATGAAAGCCAAGTCCAAGGGCAAGATAGCTAAGAAGTCAGACAAGAAGATGGCTATGAAGGCTGGAGCCAAGAAGATGGCTATGAAGAAGATGGGCAAGAAGAAGTAATTATGCCAGGTAGAATTAGTTCAGGCAAAACAGCCCAGCAACGGAAGAAAGAAATTAACGCTGCTGAAAATGCTGCAATAGCAAAAGCCGAAGCAATGTTTGAAAAAATGATACAACAAGGCAAAGTTAATCCAAGCAATATAAGAAAAATTAAAGACCAAATCGCCAATAAAACTGGCGCTTATCCAATGGGAAATTACGGAGATTAATTATGGCAAAGAAAACAGGTAAGGCTAATCTTGGTCCTGAGATGGCCAAGAAAGCATATGAAGCAAAACTATCTGAGCGGGTTCCTTATAGCCCTGAGTGGGATGGTAAGCCTATGAAACAGAAAGAAACTTGGGATAGCACAAAAGTTACAAAAGTACCAGGTAAAACCCGTATAGGTGGTTTAGGAACAGGACGTCCAGCCCGTGGTGGTATGGCTGGCGGTGTCGGATTCCCGAATAGCGCAAACCAATAATGGCTAAACCAGATTGGTTCCAATCATATGATGGTATGCCAGAACCCATGCCTAGCCCTACTCCAAATAAACCTAAACCAAAAAAGAAAACCCCTGGTTCAAAGGTAAAACCTAATAAAGGTGGCGTTAACCCTATGGGTTATACTCCTTCAATAGGTGTCAGTGGAATGTCTTTTGACCATAAGATGAGTTAACAAAAGAAAGGTAAGTAAATGGAAAAGAAAGTACAACGAGGTAAGGCTTATACAAAGTTTGGTGTAAAAACAATTGGTGGTAGTGCAGATACAACTGCTGTGCCATCATCACCAACCATAAAACCTAATAGCCGAGGCTTCGCTAAGATGCGTAATGATTTTGAAGACCAATCAGGTGTCGGACCAGTTTATCGCTGGACATCTGGCAGATTTTCTCGATAACAATGTCATCGGGACAATTGAAACCGCACTACGGTTTTAACTCTGTGCAAATCAGAGATGGATATGTAGTGCGGTTAAACAAGAATGGAACAGTAAGAGCAGTACTAGGAAAGTATGGGGAATATGGCAAGCAAAGCAGACCCAAGGCTTAAGAGGGCTGGCGTAGCAGGTTTTAATAAACCTAAGCGCACCCCTGGACATCCAAAGAAGTCACACATTGTAGTGGCTAAAGAAGGCAGCCAAGTCAAGACTATTCGTTTCGGCGAACAAGGTGCTGAGACTGCAGGCAAGCCTAAGGCTGGCGAAGGCGAAAGAATGAAGAACAAGCGTGCATCATTTAAGGCACGCCATAGTAAGAACATTGCTAAAGGCAAGATGAGTGCCGCTTACTGGGCAGATAAGGTGAAGTGGTGAAGAAGAAAGCTAAACCTAAGTCTAAGGTTAATGAGGCTGGTAACTACACCAAACCTGGTATGCGTAAAGCACTATTTAATAAAATTAAAGCTGGCTCCAAGGGTGGAGACCCAGGAGAATGGTCTGCTCGTAAAGCACAGTTACTTGCTGTGCAATACAAGAAGGCAGGCGGAGGCTACAAGTAATGGCACTGGCTAAATCACAGAAGTCTTTAAAGAGTTGGACTAAGCAGAAGTGGAAAACTTCTGATGGCAAACCTTCTAAGGGTAAGAAGAGATATCTACCTGAAGCAGCGTGGGCTAATCTAACTCCTGTTGAGAAAGCTGCCACTAATAAAGCAAAAGCCCAAGGTAATAAAAAGGGCAAACAATTTGTTAAACAACCAAAATCGATAGCAAAGAAAACGGCTGGGTATAGATAATGGCAACAGGTGTAGCAGGTAGTTCATTCACAAGCGAACTTAATCGCTTGGCTAATAGTGGGACATATCCAGTATTGACTTCATATCTGACTGCTACTGCTGCTGCTAACTCACTAGCAGGTACATCAGGTAAGGCGCTTATAGGCGCCCTTAATCTAGAGGCAGATGCAACCCGTCAACCTAAAGATTTCAAGGCCTTGGGTGGTATCTGTAATGAACTTGCTAGCACTACTAACCTTTCACCTCTAGCAGCCTTAAGGAGTATTGACGTATGACAACACTAAGTGAAATGATTGATGAAGTCATTATCAATCTTTCAGGTTATACCTATCAGCAGGATAGAAGTACACACCTTACTGCTGCAGTCACAACATTAACTTCCCCTAGTTCTTCGCCAACAATCTTGAGCCTAGGCTCCACCGACTCCGTAGGTAAAGGTGTTATAGAGGTAGGCGAAGAGTTGATGTGGGTTGACTCATTTGACCGCGTTGCTAATACAGCAACTGTTGCGCCCTATGGGCGTGGCTATCTAGGAACTACTGCTTCAACTGCTGCTGTAGATACTAAGGTAACAATCTCCCCAATATTTCCTAGGTATGTAATCAAGAAGGCTATCAATGATACTATCAGAGCAATGGGCTCACAACTTCTTGTTATAGGTCAGACAACCTTTACATACAATGCAGCCGTCACAACCTATGAATTAACTGATACTAATGGTGACCCACTTAATATTGAAAACATTCTAACTATGTCTTGGCAAGATATTGGCCCAAGCAAAGAGTGGATAAACATACGCAGATTTACATTTGACCCTAAGTCTGAGGCTGTAACGTGGGGCACAGGCTCCCAGACAGTTACCATTGGAGATTACATAACCTCTGGTCGTACCGTCAAGGTTAACTATATCAAGCAACCATCAGCCTTCACAGCTTCTAACCAAGTCTTCACAACCCAGACAGGATACCCTGAATCAGCCAGAGATGTGGTAACCCTCGGCACAGCATATAGACTTCTTACATATCTTGACCCAGCACGTGCTTCTCAGATTAGTCCACAAGCTGATGAGATTGACGCTAAGCGTCCATTTGGTTCAGCCAATACCGCAGTCCGACAAATATTTTCACTTTATCAACAGAGACTTAGAGAAGAGATACTATCATTTCAAAGTCAATATCCAGCTCGAGTTCACTACAGCCGATAGGAACATAAATGCCAACACGTCAATACTCGTCCCGTAGCCAACAGTCAACACTGACTAGTGCTATAACCGCAGGTGCTGCTACTATGACAGTAGTATCAGGCACAGCCTTGCTTGGTGGTGTAACAATCCCCGCAGGCAGAACATATACTTTAGTTATAGATGTTGATACTGCTCTTGAAGAAATCGTAGATGCTACGGCGGTATCTACCAATACATTTACAATCACCAGAGCCATTGATGGTTCATCTGCACAGTCACACTCAGCAGGTGCCGTAGTAAGACATATGGCTATTGGTAGAGACTTCCGTGATGCCAACCTACATACCCAGGCTGCTGCCTCTTATAATGATGGCGCAGGTAATGCCCAGTCAATGCACGGGATTGCTGCTGCCGAAGGTGATGTAGTAGGTACAGACAAGACACAGACCCTTACTGCCAAGACTCTTACCAGCCCTACAATTTCTAACCCTACCTTTACTGGTACTCCGCTTGCTGCTGCAAGCATATCTTTTGAGGGTGCTACGGCTGATGCCCACGAGACTATCCTGACTGTAGTTGACCCTACTCAGGACAATACAATCACCCTACCTAATACCACAGGTACGGTAGTCATTGTTGATGCTACCCAGACCCTGACCAACAAGACCCTGACTAGC